GTTTCCCATTTGTATTAAAGATGATGAACCAGCTAAGAAACTCAATGCTCCATTACCACCAACAGTTGCAGTCTGTAGAGCCAAGTCTGCATTAAATTGTTCTATTCTTTTTCCTGATGTTGCATCTGTAAGATAAACGCCTAATGTAGAACTGTTATTATTTTTTTCAATCTTAGCCTCCCAATACCATTTACCACCAGCAAAACACATATCTATTGGTGCTACTCTTGTTACACCTGTTGTCATTAATGAACTATGTCCAGCATTGGTATTATATGTAGAACCATCATAATCAGCATGAGTACCTCTTGGGTTTAATGCTGGAAACTTGTTTGTTGCTGTGCTATTGCTTTGTTTTAGATTACCATTGACTGTAAAATTATTTGAACCTTTGCTATCAGTACCTAATGCTCCTGAGTTTTGAAATTTGAGCATAGCTCCATTTGTACCTGCAGTAAAAGTTGGACTAAGTATGGGTTTCCATATTCCACTAGTGCTATCTGTTTCACCGAATGTTGATGGTGCATAAGATTGTCCATCAGCTATACAAACCAATCCCATTTCTCCCTCGAAAAATTGAGGACTTGAAGATGATGCTCTTGCACCTATCAATGTTGAGTGTCCACTATCAAACAATCCTAAATCAGTATTTTGGTTTGGAGTAGTGTGGTTAGTTAAGGCAGTAACTTGACTTCCATTAACATAAAACCTAACTCTATCTGATGCAGTTGCTTGTGTTGTATCGACTCTTAATACTAAATGATAAAATGCACTAGTATCTACAAACTTAGGTATTGATACTATATTTGCAACAATGCTAGAAGATTGTAATGATAAAAATTTTAATGTGCCATCTGCTTCAATCGAAAAATGACAATAGTTTGCTCCATCATCATCTACATTACTGGAAATAATATGCCTTGCATTTGATACCAACATAGATTGTCTAACCCATGCTGATACTGTAAAGGTTTTTTGGTTTCCAGTTGATGATGTTGCTTTTGATAAATATGAAGTTGCCATAATATTCTCTAATTAAATTGTCCTGTGTTTTGCATACCAACCTCGATTGTTATACTGAAACTTCTGTCTGCTGTTTGACTCTCTGCATCTGTGGCACGAGCTGTAAAGGTATAGGTTGTAGTTGCACTCGCCCCACTTTCTGTACCTGTAATCGCACCTGTTGATGTATTTAAAGATAAACCACCAGCTAATGAGCCACTAACGATTGAGTATGCAATAGTTGAATCTCCTGATGCAGATATTGTTGCTGATACACTTCCACCAGCAGAAAAAGTACCAAGTGTTCCTGATGCAGTATTCCATGTGGGAGCATCTGAAACTGTGAGCAATGCTGAACTTGATCTAACAGCTAATCCATCATTGTTTTCTATTCTTAAAAAATATGTGCCATCAGTTGTTAGAGTGAAGTTTGCAACAAGAGTTGTCGCATTAGTAAATGTTACTGAATTAGCAGAAGTAATAGCACCTGTTGATGAGATTGCCTCTACCTGTGGAACACTTACGAACTGGCTACCTGTTATCGTTATATTTGTTGCACTGTTAGTAATCGTACTTGGAGAAATTGAACTTACTGTTGGATTTGTGTTTGTTGATTGGTCTACGAAACTTAAAGTTCCACTTCCATTTGTTTTTAATACTTGACCAGCCGAGCCATCAGCGCTTGGTAGAACCCAAATTTGATCTCCAGTTAATGCTGGTGACTCAAATCCTACATAATTAGCACCCTCATAAAGTCTTAATTCGTTATTAGAACCACCAATAGATAGATTGCCTGATGTAGTTATAGCACCACCATCTGCAATACTAAGAGCATCATCACCATCTGTGAACTCGATTAATGCTGTTCTGATAGAATCAGCTTTGAAATATTCAACAGTATCATTAGATTGATCTAGCGCCATAATTAAAATATTGGCATCATTATCTTCATTTCTTATATAAAGAAGATTATTTGCAGAGTCGTACCACAGTTGATTCGCAAAAGTAGTTGAGGGTGCTGATGTTCCACTTGATGTACTTGCTAATGCTTTGAGTGCAAGATTCAAATCAGACCTCGTGTTAGGAAATGTCTGATTGGCTATATCATAATCGTGTTGACTCATCTATCTATAAACTCCATAAGTTGTTTCATTCTCTCATATTGATTAACTGCTTTCAAGATATCCATAACCTTTAGCTTGATAGTCAAAAGTTCTATCTACAACATTACCAGTTCCACTTCCTTGATAAAAAGTTATCGTAAATCCTGATGCTGATTTATTGCTAATTACATAATGCTCATTCTGATCTAAGTTACTAACTGTTATACCCAGTGCTTGTACTGACTTAAATGCTGGAGAATAAGTAATTGCTTTCCCACTACTACTTGTTCCACTGGCTATATCTCCCTCTCCATAAACTCTATCAGGCATGTCTACTGTTGCAGATAAAGTATGGATAGCTGGTGCAGAGGTAACATTTGTAGTTGTTAATTTTGCTCTTAGTTTTATATATCTAGCCTTATAATCTCCTAAAACATAATTTCTATAATCAGTATAAGAAGAATTGTCATTGCTAGTTGATATTAACATTTGAACATTTACATCATCAAATTCTGTATAAGAACCATCAAAAAGACCCTCTCTCGCATCAAAATTACCACCAAAACTATCAAATAAACTTGTTGGGTCAAATCTATTGAACCCTAAATTTACTGTTACTCTTGAGGTATAAATGCCACCTGTATCTATTATTGGGAAATCATAAGTACCCTCTACATTGTCTGCTGTACTACCACCATCATCAAAGTTGCCTGACTGAGAATCAAAGTTACCACTAGCATCATCAAATAACTCTCCTGTTAAGAGTTGTAGATAATTAACACCCTCTCTTGTAAACACCTCTACATCTGATTTAGTACCTGCACTAAAATTAGGAGATTGAGTAGAGGTTTGCACAACATTAAAGTTATAATCAATTTGATTCAAAATAACTGCTGACTTTGTAGAATTTAAACTTGATATGCCTAGTACATCTACTGCTTTTATCATATATGTTCCAGTTTTTGCTGGTAATGATACAGTAGAGGCAGGTTTAGATACCTTTTGAGCTAATATCTGACCCTCTTCAAAAGTAGCACTTGTTGTATCTGATGTATGTCTAACAACATAATGACTTAAATCCAAGTCTGATACTGGTGTCCAAGACAACTCTGCTTGACCATTAATAATGTTAACTGAAAAATCACTCACATCACTTGGTGGAGCAGTCTTACCAATTACAGTATGTTGAACTGTTGTATATGAAGAATAAACATTAAAAGCATTTACTGATCTTGCTCTAATATTGTAAATAGCACCATCTTGAGCATTAACTAGTTCAAATATATTTCCACGAGATTTTCCTAAATTAATAAATTGACCACTAGCATCATTAGTATTTTGTGCCTCTACTTCAAATTCATTGGTTGTACCTTGATTAGATGAACAAGTAACAATAAGAACAGCTAAAGGTGTTTCTGCATAGGCTCTTAATTCATCTGTTGCGGTTATGCTAGGTGGAGAAACATCTGTTGCTCTTGGCAGGGTTGTATTATCTAATGAAAAGTCTTTTTCTTCTGCGTTCCAAGTATATACTGATGATGCTGTTTCTTTTAAAGATAAATTAATACCAACATCTTGTGGACTCATAACGAAAGACCAGTCTGATACTTCAAAAACTTTATTAGTAAATCCAAGTCTAGTATTGGTAATATTAACTGTATCACCAACTTGTAAACTAAAACCTTTCATATTTACTTTACAAGTAAGTTGTATTTGTTGCCTGTTTTTGAAAAGAACTATCTTGCCTAGTCTTTGAGCCATAGCACTGGACTTTGTAAAAGGTAAATCTATATCTGCATAAATAGTTTCTCCATCATCTTCTACTAAACTAGAACTTGTAACCATAGGATAATCTGTGGGTTGCCAACTGGTTTCATTAGATGTAAACAATCCCTTAACAGTGTTGAAAGTATCTTTTCTCGATTGTTTAGTAGCTAAATTCATTGTGCCTATCATTTCATCTTCAGTTAGGGTGATACTAGGAGATACATACTGACCACCTTTTATAATAAATTTCCCATTAGAATACGATAATGCACCTACAAAAGAAGTTAAAATATTATCAAGTATTTCCATAGGAGCTATGTCTGAATAAACTATGCCATGACATTCATATCTTTTCTCAGTTCCACCACCTGACAAGGTAACATTCTCATCACAAACATTAGCTAAAGTAGTAAAAGAAGTAGTATCTATATTAGAGGTATCAACGCCTAGACCAATTCTTGTATCAGTAAAATAATCATAAAGACATAATGCTGGATTTGCAGAAAATGCAGTTGAGCCAGTTCTAAAGTCTAATACTTTTTTACCTTTTATTTCAGCACTAATGTTAGGTAATCCATTTGGGAATACATCAGGGTCATATGCAATTCTACAATAAATGTATGCTATACCTTGTAATCTATGAGAAGTTGTCCATTTTGAAGTTTCAGCTACTAAGTCTGCATCTGCTAACTGAGTATCTGCGCCATTATGTAGTTTAAATCTAACAGTCTTTCTGCCATCTTCATATATTGAATCTGAAGAATATGTGCTTGGTGATGTAACATTATATCTAGCGATTCCATTAGAATCATTGCCACTAGAAGATATTGTCAACTCTTCATCATTAAAATATAACTTGGTAAACTCTTCTATCTCGTGACCAGCTACCTGAACTACCATGTGCAAATATTTATTGTTATCTGAAACTTCCATAAACAATAAACCACCTGATTTTTTAGTAGTTCCATAAACCATATCTCTTGCCATGATAGGTTGCCTTATCATTAATGATCTGTTAGATGTTTGTGCTTGATATGACCTTTGTTGTAGAGATGAATTTCTTGCTCTAGGTTGCACTGATAATGCAGACCCAATAACAACAGTAGCTAAAATAATAGCTCCTGCCTTTAAACCTGCCATAGTAAAGGCAAGTTGCGGTGAAAAAGTAGCAACAACTATCATTGTTATTACACTAATTAAACTATTTACACTACTTCCCATTACCTATATTCCTGTCTGTTGTATTTTTTATGTATACTGTTCACTTTATAATTATCACTAACTTTTAACCAAGATACAGAATCAAGTTGTAATTCTTTACCAAAATATCTCTTAGCCCAATCATAAACCATATTAAAATAACTATCATCTGATACAGAGTCTATTATCCAGCATCTATCTCCTGAGTTCCAAAAATGATTTAATATTTGACCATAATTTTCAAAGTGATCTTCATGCTCTTTGCTTAAAAAAATCCAGTTAGTAAATGCAACTATCTTATTATCTTTCCTGTGTATCTTATATTGTTTGTATTCAAAAGACTTGGTAAGGTGATTCCTTAGTAACTTTTTCTTTAGATGTTTGTATTTATCAAAACTTTGATAAAAATTTACGACTTCTTCTATTTCTGTTGTCATAACTTATGTTGTTTTAGCTGGTATCTCTACACCTGCACCCCATGCAACGCTTTTATCTTGTAATGATGTTACAAACTCACAACCTTTATCATTTGGGAATAGTTCTTGTTGATCTTGATCTGTAAATCTTCTATCAGTAGGTCTTTCTAGTGTAATTAATTTATTTTCAATAGAAAACTTTAATGTAGAATTTTGACCATCTTCATTTAACACCATTGTATCTATAAAACCCTCAAATATCTTATATGGAGTATCAACAATCGCATCTGCGTTACTTGTGGTGGTTAGAACTCCAAAATAAACTTCAACTACCATTCCAGCAGTATCTTCTGTTAAACCAGCAGATAGTATTGATGAATCTATACTGTTTAGAGATATATTCATTCCTACTGCTCTTGTATCTGAAGATTCACTGATAGCAGAAATATCTAGTATATGACCTGATGCTAGGTAAGTATTACCACCAATAACTAGGTCATTATAAGTGGTATTCAGTAGTAATGTTCCACTGGAAAAATACATCTTAATAGCATAGAAAGGTCTTATTTCTGAACTATTTAGCTGTGAAAGGAAAGTTGAACCAATGGAACGAGCCATAATTTATTTCTTCTTAGAAGTTTTCTTTTTGGTTGTTTTTGTAGCTTTCTTTTCTTTTACAACTACTTTTTTAGATTCAGGTTCAGAAACTTTTACTTCAATAGCAAAGTTAGCATCAAGAAATGACTGAGCCATACTTTTCTGCCAATCTTCTTTACAGTTAACAATTTCATCAACCTTGTATTCTTTGGTTGCATTTCCACTTGCATTAATACTACCAAAAACATTTTGTGTTATTTTTATTTGCATAATTACCTCTATTAAAATTTGATTACTAAGTGAGAGGCTAGGGAAACGAGCTACCAAATATAAGGTAAACCTAACCTCTCACCAATGCAACCTAAGTTGCTATTTAAGCATCTGTTGAGTCAACAGGATTACCAAGTATACCTTGAACACTTATTGGCGTTCCATTACTGTGAGTACCTGTAGCATCAATTTTCACTCTGACATATCTTGACCCACCGATATAACCTATTGCTGATGTTTGAGGAGTTTCTCCATTCGCATCTAAAGTTAGGAATATACCATTAGAATCAACACTGCCCTCAGTGACACTTGTGCTTGAAGTCACAGCAGTAAAAGTAGAATCATCAGTAGACTCTTGAAGAATGAAATCAAACTTCACTGACCCTGATAATGTATCTCCCTCGATACCACTATTAACAACAAACATAACAGATTCAAAACCTTGTCTGTCTACTGTAGTTCCATTAGCATCTGCTGTAAAAACCTTAGCATCTTGACAAGTCACTGCTTTAGTATTATTTGAAATATCTCTCATATTATCTCCTATGCACTAACATTCTGTAGTCTAATTGCCTCAGCGTTTACCACAGCACCGCCAACTCTTCTACGAGCTAGATATCTAGTGTTGCCAACATTAGCCTGAGAATAAGGGTCACGCATGATTGACATGCTAACTCTATCCACTAATGTGTATGCTCTAGCGAAATCGCCAAACGCAATAGGTTTTGCACCTGCTCCAACATCAGGCATATCTTTTGCTAATACATAAGTATACCCAGCTATTGTAGATGGTGCGCCTGAAACTAAGTTTAATCCAACATGGAAAACTTTTTGTCCAGCAGTATCTTCTAATTGTAGAACTTTAGCAAAAGTGCCTCTGTTCATAACAAATTTAGAGTTTTTCAAATAGTCTGATTTGATCGCATAGATCAAGTCATAAAGACCATTAGCTGTAAGTGCAGTACCAGCACCAGTGTTAGTTGCACCAACACCTTGTGAGCTATCAGTAATTCCATAAGGTTTACCAATACCATCACCTGATACTATTGCTGTTCCCTCTGCAACTGCAAATTGTTCAGCAAACTCAGTAGCCATTTCTGATTCCATGTTAAATGCAGAATCTTCTAGCATTGCTTGAGAAATATCAACCAAAGCATAGACTTCATGAGCATCAATAGATAGCAAACCAGTGGTATATCCAGTTGTTTCACTTCTAGTTGCAGTCTCAGCGACCCAAGATGCAGAGAATTGACCAGTTCTTTTAGGAACTTCAATGCCTCTTTTATCTGTACTTCTAACTTTAACGATTGAACGCATTGGAGAAAATTCTGTAACAGACTTAATAAGCTCATTAACATACTCAGTTGGCGCATAGTAGCCACCAAGAGTATCATCAGATTCATACAATGCTTTTTGTTCTAACTCAGGTTTGTTGCCAGTTCTTAAATACTCGCCAAACGCTTTCATTTGAACATCAACTTCTTTAGCAGATTTGCCTAATTCAGGTCTTGCTAAAGTAGTTTCTAATTTTTCTAGTTTTGCAGTAGCATCTTCAAGTGCTTTCTTTTGTAACTCAATATCTTGCTTTTGCTCAACTGCACCAGCAACATCATCAGCTAACTTGTCCACTTTTTCTTGAAGTAATGGGTCTGCAACGCCATTTTTCTTGATCTCATCAATGTTCTTTTGGTTTTCACCTTTGAAATCTTCAAAGGATTTACCTAGAGCATTAATCACATCTTTTATTTCTTCAGACATAAAATACCTCTTATGTTTTAATAATATTAATTAAATGCTCAACGCTATCCACAACATCACGCTGATCTTCAATCCCATGATTAAAAGATTTGTATAGTATATTTGCACTTTGTTTAGCAAGAGCCATAGACATTCCACCTGCATCACGCAAGTAGTGTTCTATTTCTCTAACATTCATTTGAGCTAGTTTGACCTTAGTCACTTTAGCCTTTGGATTCATTGGAAATGTTACCAATGATATTTCCATTAAGTCGACTGACTTAATAATTCTTCTTTTCTCTTTAGGGTCATATTTATAGCCATCAGGTTTCAACCTGTAGCCTATTGACATAGAATCTAATGCGCCCATTTTCATGAGTTCAAAGACTTCCTTGCCTTTCTGAGTACCCATTGCTAGTCTACCTTTGATCTTCAATCCTTTGCTATCTTCTTCTAAGGAGTCAATAACTCCAATAGGTTCATCTGATTTATGTTGGTAGAGTAGTTTAACTCCTTTAGGTGATCTCTCTGATATAGATTCTAAAAATGCTCCTCTTCTAATAACATCATTACCTAAGTCTTTGTTATTAAATACTGATGCGTAACCCTCAAACGAGCCATCATCATCTTGATCTATTTCCTTGAATTCACAAGGCATATCTAAGTTGTCAAATTCATTATCAATATATTCAGTTTCCATAATCACCTGTCAAGTAAAATTTAATTCATTTTAACCTGAAACTAGGTGTTTATACAATACCAATAAAAAAAAAGAGCCATATTGCTATGACTCTTTCTTGTTATTATAAAGTTTTAGAATTACCTAATTCTATCATATGTATCTAATTCATCAGAATTACCTACACATTCTATCCATTCGTTTTTATCTGCTTTAGCACTTACGAACTCGTTGAAATAAGTATCTCTTGCAACTTCTACTGCTTTTTCTTTTGCCTCTTTTTTGTTGTGTGCATTGACTTCAACCTGAACTCTAACTACCACATCAACATCTAAATGATATACTTTTGATTTACTTGCCATTTTATTTTCCTCGTTTATTTTGTTAATTGCTGGGTAGTTTAGGTGATACCCACACCATTCATTGTTATTAGTTTATTCTGTAAGTTCAGATACAAATACTACACCCTCATACACTTTTTCTGCTTTTAATTTAGCATCTACTTTATTAGTTGCTAATATTGTTTCTACACTATTATTTTCTAACATTACCACAAATTTTTTTTCCATATTTTCCTCTTTGTTTACCTAAGTCATTATTAACTTATGTAACCATTATAACCCATATTGGGTATCAGTCAAGCATATTTATGAAAAAAGATGCACATTTTGAGGTATTTTTGTGTTAATATCCCAGTATTATGAGAAAATTTGTATATTTACCGATAGAGGCTCGTAAGTCCTTTAATGCTTATGTTGACAAGTTTGGGAAAGGCACAGATGCAGACTTGATATCTAAGTCTATGATTTCTGCTGGATTACCTGATGATATGGTTGATAAATTTGACAATATAGTCTTTTCAGCTATAAAAAAAGGAGTGAGAATACAAAATATTGAGCTAGAACTATGAGAAAATTTGAAGAAGTATTTGATGAAATGAATAAAATCTTGGATAAAGATGTCCTTACTGTGCAAGATTATAATACCTTTATGGATATACCCATATCTAATAAATATACTCAAGATCAACAAGAACAGCTAGGTTGGTTGGTAGAGGGTATGCAAATAAGGTCTGCTGATATTAAGTCAAAAAATAGAAGTTTTTTAAGAGGAATTTAAGTTCTAGTCAAAACCTCTTTTTCATAAAATTCTATGAAATCCTCACTACAATATTTTCTAAGACCCTTTTGATGATATAAAGAAAAGTTCTCTGCAAACCATTCTTTTGAATTTGTGGTTGAATATTGACTAGGAAATAATTTTGTTGTGTTGGTTTCTTTAAGTAATATTTTATCTTTTCTTGATGCTTTAGCAAAATAAGAGCCTAATAACGACTCAATATTCTCTGTTGAACCAGCACTATATCTTAATTGTTGGTGAATATGATGACCCATTTCATGATATACAGTACTTCTATTACCTTGAAATAATATATCTTTTCTTAAATCATTAGTAATTTTGGTTTTACTGGTTATTTTTCTCTCTTTAAAATAATATTCCCTAACACTCCACATTTGATTATCTGAATTCTTCATACTTGCTTTTGTAGTTACTGGGAATTTTTTACCTACAACCTCTTGCTCAAGTTTGGTTTTACCTAGTTTGAAATCTATTTTTTTTTCCATTCTTGAAGTAATACTTACTCTTCTATTTAAACCAAAAACATTTTTGTTAAAATATAAAATACCATCACCCATCATGGCATTTGCTCTTGATCTACCTACACCCATTGTTCCTTGTAGTCTTGGCAGTTTATGGAGATCAGCTAAATCATTAGCCTCTTTTAAAAGAATACTTACTTTAGTTAGTTCTTCTTCATTCCAGTCATCATAATATGCCTCACCTCTATTTCTACTGCCTCTGTATTGATCTCTTAAGTATTTCTCAGGAGTTTTAGTTCCCTCTGTCGATAATGCTTTTATGTCTGCTTTTAGTTCTTTTTTGGTTTTATTAACAACAATAGCAGATGCTTGAATAGGATTAGCTAATGATGTTTCATTGATTTTAGCAGGTGGTTTGACTACAGGTTTAACTTTAGGTTTTCTAGGTTTTCTAGCTGTACCTGCTATCACATCATCATCTTGATCGTAATACAATGTGAAACATCTGCACTGGATAACATTACTAGCGCCACCATTAGGGTCGCCAGTGTAATCCATAAACCTTTCTGATACGCCACCACCAGCAGTAGGCGTTAGTACCATAAACTTATCATTGATGCCAACTTTAGTGCCATTCATACTCCTATGCCAGTTTCTAGTCCTTTCATCTACAGCACTAGCCCATTCTTTG